ATTACAAGCGAAATCGAGGCGGCGGAAGCAAAAAAACGCGAATTGACTTTCCGTTCCGCAGATGAAGAAATCGCTTATAAAAAAGAACAATATCAAGCGTATTATTCCATGGTTGCAGCCTTTGGGAAAGAGGTAGCTGATAAACAATTTGCTGGGCTTTTGCAGTCCGGTGAAAGCTATACGGCATATCTTGAAGCCCAAAAAGCGAAAATCGGTGTGAATATAGGTGCTGGGACTGCAAGTAAATCAGAAATATCGGCATACGAAAAAATAACAGATGAATTGAATAAAATCAACCTCGTGAAAGGGGCTTGGGATAGCTTCACGGAAACGATGACATTTTTAAAATCCGAAAGCAAAACTACATCTGAATACCTTGAAAAACTGAACCAATACAAAGCAGGTATCGCCGATGGGACGCAAGGTAAAAACCTGACACCCGAACAGCGAAAAACAGCCATTTCGACAATCGACCAAACAACTACAAAAGCAACATCGGACAGCCTGAATGAAATGCTGGAAAAATACAAGGGGTACAGCGATAAGATTGCCGAAATTGAATTTAAAAGGGATGCTGATATAGCTTTCTTGAATGCTAAAAAGACGGCTGATAATGCAATCCAAATCGGTGAGGCTATCCGTTTGCGGGAGGAACAGGCATCGAAAGAAACGGCGGCTGTCGGGGATGCAATGCTAAAAGAAACGGCTCTGTATAAGGATTTGTTTAGTGACATTTCCGGGATGGGTGTGAAAGCCCTTTTGGACTTGCAAAAAAAGGGCGAAAGCTATATTTCGGGGGCTGTAAAGCAGACCGGGACTGATGGCACTGTTACCTACAAAATGCCTGAAATAATAGACGTAAACGGGCAAAAAATACAGCAAACCATATCAGAGGAAGAATACAAAGCCTATATCGAAAAAATAAAGGCGATAGGCGGACAGGTTGCAGACAAAAACCCATTTGCAAAGCTATTCGATGATTTCCAACGGTTGGCAAAAGGTGCAAAATTCGATAAGGAGATGTTCGCTGATGTCGGGGTGGCTTTGCAAGGTGTGAATTCAATTGTAGATTCAGCGAGAAAGGGGCTTGACACGTTGGGCGTGAAGTTAGATGAACAAGACAATAAAGTGCTCGATGACATTCAAGGAATGATTTCCGGCGGGGCAACTTTGGCGATGGGTATCGCAACCGGAAACCCAATTCAAATGATACAGGGGTCTATTGAACTTATCACAAACGGGATTGACTTGATTTGGGGTGCAAATGACAGAAAGGTTCTAAAAGCCATTGCCGCAAACGAGGAAGCTGTCAGTCGGCTTGAAGCTGGGTATGGTCAATTAAAAAAAGCGGTTGACGATGCTTATGGCGATGAATACTTCAAAGCACAGGCAAAAGTTGTCGCGAATCTTCAAGAGCAATTAAGGCTTCAAAAAGAAGAAATCAAGCTACAAAAAAGCCGCGAGGGTAAGAAGTATGACCAAAACGCTGTCGATGCTGCAACACAGCAAATGAATGACACGCAAAACGAAATCGATGCTATACTGGATGATATGTCCGACAGGATAATGACAACCACGGGCAAAGATTTCGCGAAAACACTTGGTGATTCAATTTTCGATGCAATTTCATCCGGGGCGAATGCTTTTGATGTGATTGATGCTAAGAGTAAAGAGGTAGTTCAAAATATAGTTAAACAGTGGTTACAGACTAAACTTCTTGAAGCTCCTTTGCAGTCGATGCTCGGTAAATTGGAAGATAAAATAATAACCAAAGCGGGTGACACTTGGACTGAAAAAGACCTAAACACCCCGGAAGCCAAAAAAGCCTTTGAGGATTTTCAAAACGGGGTCAAATCGATTGGGACAAGTTATGCAAATGTACTCGGGCAAATGGACTATCTGTTTGATGGGAACAGTCAGGCGGCGGCGAAAACGGGGGCGATAAAAGGTGTTACGGAACAAACGGCTGGTTATATTGAGGGCAATATGACCGGGATAAGGTTATCGCAAGATAGACAGGAAACTATTTTAGGAGCAACCCTAAAAATTGAACAATCACAGTTAGAAGTATTACACAGTATTAATCAAAACGGTATCACGATGAATGACTTACTTCAAGATGTTCTCGATGTAATCAGGGATTCGGATGGCGGTTTAAGAGCGAAAGGAATTGTATGATAAACGAATTAGTAAAGATTATGCAACGGGGGAAGCATTGCCCCGAGAGCATACAAGAAGTAAAAAATATCACTTCATTTGGTGATTTAGTGAAAATCATGTATGACTACAAAAAAGAGCTTGGGGCAAAGCATTTCCCGACTGCCTCTTTTGTGCGTAAGCATTACCCACACGTGAAAGATATTGCAAATATGAACGGGTTCTTTTTCGGCGAAAAAAAGCTCAAAATAAAAGATATTTGGAAAACCGTTTTGATGGGTGATTGTGATTGCGAATTCACACTTTCCGAATGCCGGGCTGCACACATAGTCGTTCGGCACAAGTCGAAAGTAAGGTTAGTCCTGAATGATTATTCAAAAGTTACATTATACCTATCAGAGGATGCGACTTTTGAAGTAATAAGTAAAACACGTCTATCACATGTAAACGTCGTAAGGTATGAGTAGTAGAAAATTGATTTTCTCAATAGACGGCAAACCATTTTCAGACTATGGGCTGCATGTCGAATCGTGTTCCGGGCTTTTGCATATCCCGAAGCGGAAAGAACGCTTATCCAATAGTGACAGCCAAACACACGGGAAGTTCTATGATATTGGAGCTGTCGCAAAATACGAAGAAAGGATAATCACATTGAATTGCTTTATTGCTGCAACATCCCGGCTTGATTTCTTTTCCAAAGTAAATGCAATCACCGGGTTGTTTGATGGCACTGGTTATCATCGTTTGCAAGCCGAACTCGGAACTGATATAAAACTTCCTTTCGAGGTGATACGAGCCGATGGGGATAAACTTGAACCGACATGGAATGCTTCAAAAACTGTGGGGTATTTCAAGATTCAGCTTGTTGAGCCGATACCAATAAAAAGGGTGATTATTGCTTCCGGCGGTGTCCTTGGGGTTTCGCTAACATCCGAAAAATTGGTGACAATAAGTTGGGGGAATGGAACATACGATTATGACCTGACAGGGGCAATCGACGTGTCAAAAAGTTTGCCCGCGGGCACGCAAGTCGTTATCATGGGTGATATTGAAGAAATTACGAATTTTAATCTATCAGGAGGAATAATTAAATGGGATATTTGGTGTTAAACAAAGCCGCCGGGGGCACGAAAATACTCGCAGGTACAAACCCATACATTCAAGTCACGAAAGCCGACCAAAAACAAGAATTGCTCGGTATTGAAACGTTCAATATAACCATTGAAAGCAAAACCCCGATTTTGTTCTCTGTGGGTGATAGTATAGACGTATTCGGTCGCCGTTATTGGATTAACGACCCGCAAAATATCACAATTGCAGACACCGGGGATAAATACATTTACGACATACAAATGGAGGGTATTCAGTACCGATTTATCAATGCCGTTTTGTTTGCAATGGGAATTTCGGAATACGCTCCATCTACGGAAGTTGTCTATACTGCAAACCTCTTGGAGGCTTTGCGGCTGGTTGTTACGTGTGTCAACTTCAACGAGGGCTGGGAAATGTTTGTACTCGATGAAGCAACAGTCCCCGAAACAAAAAGGATGACACTTTCATTTTCGGATACTAACTGTTTGTCCGCCCTGCAAACTATATGTGGAAAAGATTTTTTCAATGTCCTGTTCAAATTCATCGAACAACAGGATGGCACATATAAGCTCCGTGTCGGCGCGACAGTTGGCGAAAATCTGCCATATTCCTTTACAGTGGGACAAAAAGGCGGAGCGTATGATATAAAGCGTAACAAGGGCGGAAATTCGGGTGTTTCGTTTACTCGGTTGTTTGCCTATGGTTCAAGTGAAAATATTTCCAATTCTTACCGGGGGTATTCATCCCGGCTTCGGCTTCCGGGGACTGTCCCGGCTGGGTACACTTTGCCCGATGGGATTGAGTTGGTGAATGACACACAAAGAAACCTGAACTATGTGCAATTGATTGGAGCTACACATAAAGTTTCCAATATCAAAACGTACTCTGATATAAAGCCACATCGCACGGGTGTCGTGAGTGGTGTCGATGGGAGCAATGTAAACCGTTTTTTCGATACATCGATGAATTTCGATATAAACGAAAAGCTCCCAAACGGGGACACAAAATACCTGTTAAATGGTCAGGCGGCAAAAATACACTTTAATACAGGCAAACTCGCAGGGCTTGAATTTGATGCTACATATAGCCATAGTCGAAAATCGTTCACACTGGTGTCGTATGCCGATGAACGCGGGCAAACATTCCCCGACCCGAAAACTACAACTTTCAGGGTTTCGGAGGGCGATGAATACGTTATATTGAACATCAATATGCCTGATTTGTATATCGAAAACGCCGAAAAGGAGTTGTTGATTGCAGCGGTTAAAGACTTGCAAGATTCATTTTCCCCGGCAAATAAATATACAGTGAAAATCAGGGAATTGTATTTAAAGAAATACGAAACGCCCGGGGTGCAAAGTAACTTCTTTAATGTTGGTGATTTCGTACACATCAAGAACGCTGCAATGGGTGTGGATAGCAATATTCAGATATTATCTTTTACTCGCTCGTGGCTGAACCCGCTTAATTATACATTAGAATTGTCAGATGTAGTGACAATCAGCTACATGGTTCAAATGCTCGGGGCAATTGAGGCGATTAATAATGTTGTTTCTATCAATAAACTTGACAACCCGGCACGCACGAAAAGAAATTGGAGGGTTTCAGAAGAAATTGCATCAAAAATCGAAACACTTAGAACCGATATGGTTTTGGTTGGTAAGCCCGAGGGACAATATGATACGAATATAAACTTTGAGTACAATTACGGCGGAAATCGAAACCGGATTATTTCGACATCCGGGGCGTTGGTACACGCAATTTATACCGACGGAGTTCAGGCTGGTACATGGAATGTCGGGGCATCTGATAATACTCTCGCGGATAGCGATGGGATGAAATTTGTTTACATAAAAGCCGAGGTAGATAGTGCATCCGCTTTCATTGTGTTTTCGGACAATGAAATTGGGGTGGATTCGGTTGTTGGATATTATCATTTCCCTTACTGCATACTTTCATCGATTATTAATGGATTGCGTACAGCTACAAAATTCAAAGGACGCACGCAGGTAATCGGCGATGAAATCTCAACCGGGCACATCAAAGGGAATGGACTTGACATCGACCTTAATGCAGGAACAGTAACAGGTAAAGTGAAGATTGTCACATCAAGCGGCGCGGTTAAGTCAGTTGAACAAGCCATTGACGAAGTGGAAGTGGATGGGCGAAACTTCGTTACACAATTGAAACGCGGTCTGAAATTGCAAGAAAATTGGTTGCATATAGGGGAAGCGAATGTCGTGGCAGGGAAACAGTATCGTATAACTGCAAGGATAAAGCCTAATCAGGGAACAAATATCGGGGTGTGGGTTTACGATGGCTTTACATTCGAGGGGCTTAATCTTCCTGTGTGGGGGGATGTTGGTTCGTATGCAATTCAATCTAATTTATTTACGGCGGGCAGAACGGGCACGTTTGGGATATACGTTGTGCAGTATAACGGTAGTCAGGTCGATATGGACTTGGATTACATAATGCTAACAAAGGGCACAAAGTATTTCGACTTTCAGCCATCCCCCGAAGATGTGGCGACCGACGCGCAAAATAGAGCTAATTTAGCGAGGATTCAGGCAGAGGCATATTCGGACGGCGTTGTAACAGAAGCCGAGGAACGTGCTATCGCCGAGGCGCAAGCGTTGGTCGATGCAGTACAGGTTGGAGGAAGAAATTTTTACAAAAACGGAGACTTCTCAAAAGGCATGGAGGGTATTGGTGATACATTTTCATCAGGTACTATCAGGGAGATAATTTCAGACCCTGACTTTGGAAATGTCTTCAAATTTAGTGCTAACACAAGGTTTACCAATATTGTTAACGCAGGTATAAAAACAGGCGACTTGTTAACCCTTTCATTTTATATGAAATCTGACATGCCGACATTAGCAGCCGCATTAGGAGGAATATCATTCGATTCTGGAGATAATAGGTTGATGAGTTATCAAAGCATGGAGGTTGATGCGCAATGGAAGAGAATAGTAATTACACAGGCTGCGGGAGCTAATCAAGTTCCAAATCTGAACATGTATATTTATGCAACACAAAACGACGAAAACGCCATTTATATTGCCAATATTCAACTTGAAAAAGGAAACAAGGCTACCACTTTCAAAAAAGCTGACGAAGACATTGCAGCCGACATCCTCACCGCCCAAAATGCAGCCGATGCAGCCAATGCCGAAATTGGCAATATCACATCCGATGGCGTTTTCGACAAGGCCGAAAAGATAAGCAAGCGACAGGAGTGGGAGATAATTGCAGGCGAAAAAGTTAGCCTTAACAATCAGGCAGCCAATTTCAGCATTCAAGGTGGAGCTGCAAATTTAGCGTATAACAGTGCATTCACCACATTGGCAAACTACCTCAACGCAGGTGCAACGTGGGTGTCGCCACAAATTCCGTTTTGGATTTCCGACAGTCAGTTGTCGGTCAACACTCCAATCGTGCCAACGACTTTCCGGGCAAATTACAAAGCGTACTACGATGCGAAGATAGCCTTAATGAATGCGATTAGCACCCGCGCCAAACAAAGTGGCGATGGAGCACAGGCAACCGCGAACGATGCGCTCGACGAGGCAAGCAATGCATATAACGAAGCTGCCAATGCAAATTTCAAGGTTGATAATTTGCAGGTCGGTGGCGAAAACCTGATAGTAAACTCCAATTTCACGCTCGAAGCGGGAGCTGAAACTTTTGCGTTTAAACTGCTCCGAGGGTCGGAAAGTAATATAGCTGTAACTCCATCGCCTTGTTTGACAAATGGCAAAATGTATATTTTCACAGCCGAAAAAATTGAAAAACTGGCAGGAACAGCCACGGGGGTAACGCTGTTACTGTACGATTTTGTGGCAAAACTGGCACACACCAATAACACGCTTAGTTTCTCCGCATCGCGCCAAACCCGCACGTTGACAATTCCGTCAACAGGCAATTGGAGTTTGCTCTTGTATGCAGGACTTACAGGCACAACAGCCGGAAATACGGTTAACTTCACCAACTTGATGCTTCAAGAGGGCAATAAGGCAACGACTTATAAGCCGGCAACGGAGTATCTGACAAAATCGATAGAGGGCAGTACTGAGATAACTGGTGGATTGGCACTTGGGAATATTCTTGGTGTAAAAAATCAGGAAGGAAAAGTAACAGCCGGAATGAATGGAATTGAAACCGTTGCAAGCGACATTCGATTTTGGGCTGGAGCAACAATTCCTGATATTGAGAATGCACCTTTCAAAGTTTACGAGGATGGAACAATAAAAGTAAGCAACGTGAATAATGGTGCGGAAATTGTTTTAGACAGACAGAGGCTCGATACTCTGCCCGAGGTAATGCAAAGTTTAGTTCCAGTGGATGTAGATGTATCCGAATATACAGAAATCGACTTCAATAGGCAATTTTATGAATCTAACGAAAGTTACCCTCAGCCGGGGGAAACTCTTGGCGGCAAATTATTAACCTATAATGAAAAAGTATTCACAATAAGCACCCACTCGCTTGTAACTATAGGCATGAGTTGGAGGCTAATATTCAGGGGTATATTAGAGCCTTTTGCGGGTCAGATTAAAATAACAAATATTCACACAGGGGCTATTATGTATTTCAACACCGGCTCTAAGGTCGTTGTTCAAACTTCTGATTACTGGCATTATTCATCGCCCGATTTAGGCGAAATTGAGGGTGCTCCGTTAAGTATTTATTTACCGGGGGGAACATACAGAATTAGAGTTGAGGCATCCGTCACCATGAATAATTCGAGAAATACAGGAGAAATTGAGGGAGACTCATGGATTATTTCCATACAGCATAAGGCCGCATTTCAAAAGACAGTAGTTGCCCCGGATGGCATCTTATCTGTAAAATCAGAAAATCTATTCTTTTACCTTGCACAGGATGCCGATTATTTTCTACAGCTAATGGGAACACTTCTATTCAAGTCGCCCGATGCGTTGAAGTCAATAAAACTCACAAATGCCGGTACGGAGATAAAAGGCGCGATAGATATTCCCGCAGGGCTGGGTGGTGGAAAGGTTGGAAGTACAGGAGTAATTTCAGATAAATGGGGGTTGTCATACAGTTCGAGTAGAAATACGAGCACAACGACCATTAAGCACAATGTGACTGACGTTAAGTTCACGGTAAATGTGATTCCTAAAAGCTCTTTCACCTGGTATCTGTCGTCTATAACAGCTGCAAGTTCACCGACGGCAAATGATGGGAATATCGTAATCGTTACGTCCACGACAAACGCCGTATTTGATTTCGTAATTGTCAGAACGCCATACTAAACAAAAAAGGGTCGGAATTTCCGACCCTTTTTTGTTTATGTGTTTGAATTATTGATTCAAAGCCCTGTATTCTTCCCCCGTAATAGGGATAAATGTGTAAGCATTGTTGAATAGCTCATAAATTGGTTCATAATTCTTTGCATCAAATAATGCTTTAATTTGGCTTTCCGCACTTCTTAGTACCGAGTTAGGAATATAGGCTATCGTATCACCTTTAATGTCAATGAAAATACAGTTTTTAGCCTCCAAAAAATCAGTTATTAAAAGTACATCTCCTGTTTGCGTTCCATCTATAAGTTCTTCATATTGTAATATGTCAGTCCCCCACATCTTTAGCATTGGGGTAGCTGATATTGTGTCCCGTTGTTCGTCAGCAAATCCACGTTCAAGAAGTTTACCGTCCGAGCTTGTTAATCTCATCATATCGGTTTTTTTTACCACGTCTAAATTCGACATGCCTGATTTGATTACCTTTTGGTAGGATGCGTTCTGTTTTGAATTGCTTTTGCCCTTTATGTTTACTGTCACAGTTGGGTCGATTTCAAAACGGTTCGGCTCGTCTGTCTTGCAGCCGATAAATACGATTGCCACGAGGGCGATAAATAGAAGTTTTTTCATTGTTGTAAGTTTTAAAATTTTGGCAAATGTAAATACTTTCAAATGATAAAAAAAATTTTGGTCTAAAAAAACACCAAAGTGATTATAATATAATCATTTTATCTATATTTGCAAAGAAAAATATACTAATAAACATGAACAGACTTGACAGTTTAATTAGCGGGATTTCAATTGTAGTACCCACTTTTTTAGTCGCCTTTTTTGATTCGACATCAAATTATCTTATAGCCTTGATTATAGGCTTCGCGTTCAATATTTTAGCCGGGTTTAAAGCCGACGATGTGGAAATAAGGCTTCACAGGTTGTTCCCCCCTGTTTTCATGTTTAAAAATTTCAAGGGGAATAAATTCAAAGATTCGCTTTTAGAGCTTTTCCTGATAGCTGGTATTACTTATCTCCTAAAGGGGCTTATGGATTTAATGGATTACGATGACAAGAGCCGATTTGCCGTGCAATGGCTTTTCATAGTGGCTATATATGTTTATTTCCGCAATGGTTTACGAAACCTATCAGAATCCTACCCACACATAAAATTCATCAGGATATTATATGCTTTACTTTCGTTCAAATTCAGAGAAATGACTGGTGATAAAATTGCTGATATAGTTGATAACGTAGAAAGAAACAAGGAGGTAAAAAATGAGGAAAATTAATGAAGTCGACATCCATTGTTCAGCCACAAAAGAGGGTGTATGGATTGATGAAGCCACAATAGAGGGATGGCACTCGAAGCGATTTAAAAAGATAGGCGGCAAACACATCGGTTATCATGTTCTTGTTTATCTTGATGGCACTGTAGTCCAAACAAAGGGGCTTGAATATATTGGTCAACATGTCGCTGGGAGCAATCAGCATTCTATTGGCATTTGCTATATAGGCGGTCTTGATAAAGACGGGAAACCAAAAGACACACGCACCCCGGCACAAAAAGAAGCTATCGTAAAAGTTCTAATGGAATTAAAACGTTCTTATCCTAATATCAAAATAAAGGGACACCGTGACCACTCGCCCGATTTAGATGGCGATGGTATAATCGAACCTTTTGAATTCCTGAAAGCATGTCCCTGTTTCGATGCAATAAAAGAGTATAAATACATAGAAGATATGAAATTATGAAAAACATTAAAAGCATTTTAGCGATTATCGGGGGGTTGGTATCTGTACTCCTTATCGTGAATTTGGCTGGTAACTGTACAGCAAATCGCAACAAAAAAGCAGTAGAAACACAAAGTATCGAGCTGGTAAAACAAAAAGCCATAGACAGCACGAAAACGGCTGAATTTTTAAAGTTGGTAGCAGTACAAGACAGTTTGCAAACGGTTTATGACATGCAGATTGCGGAAGCCCGCCGGGGGGCTGCATATTGGGAGGGAATTGCAAACAAAAGAAAAGTCCGGGCTGATATTGCCGAATCCCGGGCTGATAGCCTTGCGAATATTGCAGGGGTTGAATGTACAGAAGTTATCGACGCATTCAGGGCGGCGAATAGTGAATTGAAAGGGCGGAACGATGCTCTTGTCAGCCAGATAACAGAAACAGAGAAAGAGGCTTATTTTTGGTGTGAAAAATCAGAAAGCCAAGAAGCCGAAAATTCTTTATTAAAGGGTATTGTCGCGACAAAGGAAACAACAATAGAAAAACAAAACTACACAATCGCGGTTTATGAAGCCCGGTTGAAACGTTCTAATAGTTGGCTGAATAGGCATAAAGATAAAATCGGGTTCGTGCTCGGGTTCGGAACGGGCATTTTAATCCCAAAATAA